AGAGTTCTTCTGCCACGCAACGAAGGGGATGCTCTTCGTCAGGAACACACAGGGACTTGTGATCACCGTCCATGGTGACGCCGAGTCAGCTATCGCAGGCCAGGACGAATTCGCTGTGGCCAAGATCTGCTACGGCGAGTACAACTTCATGGATACCGCATATGGAACGCTGACGTTGGATGGGTTCCTCAACAAGGCCCACCAGGCCGAAGCGTACGATCCGCTAACATGTGAGCACGACGGTGTGGTCTGCGAGGAGCGGTTCCACCAGGTACAGGTTTGGCTTGAAAACGAAGACGCCGACGAGTGCGAGTGGTGCCAATTTTGGTTTAAGAAAGAGGCCGTGAATGTCTGATCCGTTTAACAGTTTTGACTTCAAGGTTGAAAACTATTTGAACTGGGTTAACACAGTCGCGAAGAAAGCTGATGCCAACCGCAGGCGCAACAAGCCGCGGCCACGCGCGAAGGTACGCAGGACTGCCTGGGGCTGTGCCCTCCCGAGCTCAGTTATCGGCGTGGTACTATTGGCCCTAGTGACGCAGATTGTGGTATAGGGGGCCCCATGAACGAAAAGTTTCAGATTGAGGCGACCGAGGTCTCCAGCAGGATTCAGCAGGCTATTGAAGCCGTGGCCCGGATGAAGACCGAGAATATCCAGGACACGATTGTCTGGCGAACATTGACCGAGACAACCATGATCCTCCAGGACGCGCGTCGGGTATTTGAGTCTATGACGGTCCGGGTCCCAGACAGTGAATAAGTCCAGGGACCCTAGGGAAATGTTCTGGACGTCTTCGGGCGTACCTGGGGACGGGCCAGACGTTGACCTTTCAATCGGCGCCCCAACCTCGTGGATGTGTGCGAACTGCCGCGTCGTGGAGCCCGTAGACAGGATCACCCTCATCGGGAAGGTACCGCTCTGCCCAGATTGCAGTGGCGGTGCCAAGGCGGACCCAATCCCCGCAGGTGGGATAGAGGAAGTCATTGAGCGCATCCTCAGAGACGCACGCGCCAACAAGCATCCTGGACGCAAGGGCAATAAGCCAAAGCCTAAGAGAACAGCCAAGGTGAAGCCAATCAGTCACTAGCAGATGGGGCACCGGGCGGCGACTGCCCGAACCAAAGTCGCAACCTGGCCCTGGTGGTGCGTTGCTTGTCCTCCGCATCACTGGGGCCGCCCCCTTTCTCCAGCCCGTAGAGGCATGTAGGAGCCACCAGGAGCGACGATAGCTCCCACACCCCATCAAGACAGCACCCCCATGTATTTTGCTGCGCCTATTAGTAGTTTTATCCCCCCCCACCATGTATTTGCCAAACGCTATTAGGAGTTTTCGGGTAAAAACAATACGGGCTCTGGACCGACCTTCCCATGATGGGACTAGGCCAACATAGGCTATGCAGGGATGGTTGGGTGGATCAGGTTTGTGCCGGGGTTTTTTGTGGTGTCGAGTTTTGTGCTGGGGGTATTTGTGAGTTTTTGTGTCCGCGGCTTAGTCTAACTGATCCCCCCGGCATGCGACAGCAAAGGTTAAGGCCAGGTTAAGACTTGGTTAAGAAAATGTAATCTCCCACCTGTTGACAGGAGACTAGGCGGTGTAGTACGGTCTCTTTAGAGAGGGGGTGATTTGGATGAGCATTCAGGAACTGGCTGAAGCCTTGGACAACCTGAACCGGCAGTGGAAGCAAGGGCTGTTGACTGAGCGTGAGTACGTCGTCAACGTTTACCGCTTCATGATTATCTTCGACGCGAAGAACGCTTAGGCGGACTTAGGCGGAGTCGAACGCGCTGGCTCTTGGTCCAGCTCGAGATATCGACTCTGTTGCGTCAGGTGAGACATTTGGGCTAGGAGGTTGACAACTGGACAGAGATTTAGTAAGTTCATAGTAGAGGGCAGATGACCCTCAGTAGTTAGGAGGACAGGCCATGTACAAAGAGGAGATTACGGAACTGCTCAAGACAAAGCCTGAGGCTTGGAAAGCAATCAACGGCGATGGACATGGAATCTATTACCCGCACTTCTACACGGAGCTCGGCTTCCCGGTCGAGTTCATCGAGAAGATCACAACCATTGAGAAGAGCGATGGAACCTACAAGGGCACCATCTTCGGACCTGACGGCAACATCGTTCCAGAGATGGTCGGCGTCTACTCGCTCTACTTCCATGAGTCGATCGCTGACATGTTCGACATCACGGAACACGACCACATGAACGGTCGCGGCTTCCGCGCTCAGGCGGTGCGCGACGCACTCCGAAAGCAGTTCGGGCTCTAATCGCGGAGTCGAACGCGCTGTTGCGTCAGGTGAGACAGTTGACCGAAAGGGTTGACTTCTCACCTGCGCGGCAGTAAGTTAGAAGTAGAGGGGAGATGCCCCTCAGTAGCATGGAGGACAAGCCATGAACAAGCAACAGATCGTTGACCTCATCCGAGGCAGCGAAGGCAAGATCGTCAGCGTCACCTTCGTCAAGAAGACTGACGGAACTGAGCGAACCCTGGTCGGCAGGCTCGGCGTCAAGAAGGGCGTCAAGGGCGTCGAGTTGGACCGCAAGGAAACCGACGAGAAGCACGATGTCATCACAATCTATGACATCCAGAAGAGGCAGTTCCGACGCATCAACATCCCTGGAATCATCAGCATCCGCGCAGGCGGCGCTGAGCATGAGGTGAGCGCATGAGCGCCATGTACAGGGACCGCTACCCCAAGCGTAAGGTCTCCGAGTCAGGCGTCGTCTACATGGGCAAGCGCGGTCCAAAGCCTCGGACATGGGGCTGTATCGTCCAATCAATCATCATCGGCACGGTGCTCGTCATCGTGCTGACCAATTGGAACTAGGAGGACATCATGGAGAAATATTGCTCAATTTGCTCAATGTGCGGACAGAAGCAGAAGCCTAGTCCGAAGCACGAATGCAAGATGAAGATCGTCGGGCGCAAGGGGCTCCCACCTCAGTTCACAGTCGAACAGTCGGCTGAACTGACAGAGCACACCCTCTCGGCTATCAAGCGTATCCTCGCCTGCGGCTACGATACATTGCTCAAGCAGGCAGGTCGCGGAAATCTCCAGGCGGAGAATGTCCAGAGCCTCGCTGCCGCTCGCATCGCTCTCGAGGACATGTTCTTCGGATGGCGCGATCAGCACGAGTATGAGCGCCGCTGGAGCATGACTGACCCAGACTGGGACAGCGTCACCTGCTCGCTATTGCCCGTAGGCGTCAAGTTCACCGACGACGGCAAGAAGGACAGCAATGGTCAGTTCTCGCGGACTAAGTATTCGGCTCAGGGCGGGACACTCATCCTGCTTCGCGGCTACGAGTTCAAGGAGGGAGAGGATGAGTGAGGATGTATTCAACCCAGCCAACTCGCAGCTGCTCCATGACATGCTCTCTGGTCGGCGCTTAGCCGCAGAGCGCAACATGGAGGACTGCAAGGACAAGAGCGTCAAGCGTATCTGGCACAGAGCCGCAATGGCTTATGGCAGAGCACTAGCCGCGGCCATGGAGGGCGACGACGACGAATGCAAGACGGAGAGCCGCATTGCCATCGAGGTCGAGGACCTGGCTTTCGCAGCAGAGAGAGGAGAGGACAATGACAACTAAGTATCAAGATACGGACATCATCGAGTTGCCGTTCGAGAGGTGGCTCAGTGCAGTTAACCGCAAAGTCCTCGGGACCTGCGGTCTCGGCATTGACGACCTTCCAGACGCCGACTTCCAAGAGTACTACCCGGGCGAGAAGGCATCGTTCGGCGAATACAAGGAAGCGGTCAAGGATTGCGCCGACCATGTGATTAGATATGCGGGCGGCTCAATGCTGCTCCAAGAAACGGAGGACATGTATGAGTAAAGCGATTCTCTTGGTGCCGGGAGCGACTGAGCCGAAACTCGTCGATTTCCCAAGCCGTGAGCAGGTTGTTTCCAGCGGCGAGTCTAACTTGTCGCTCTACTACTCGCTCATCGGCTGCTCGATGATTAGCGTCGGTCTGTCGCTCAAGATGGGCGACTACGAGGCAGTCATCGTTATCGACGACGAAGGTCTCTATCGCGGCCCTGTCGGCGACGACGGCTTGCGAATGCCAGCGCTGTACAACGCGCTTGCTAGCGGTCTCGTTCGCAACGAGTACAACGCAGGACCGACCAGTCCAATCGTCGGAACAGGGCTAATCGTACAGGGCGACGATGATGGCAATCTCTTCGGCTTCGGAGAGAAGGAACTGGCTGAGGTCATGGCGAAGATTGATGCGGTCGATCCGCGCGAGGCTACGCCCCGGGAGCTCGAGTTCATTGCCAACTTCGTCTAGTTGTTGCGCCAGGTGAGACATTTGTGCTCGCCTGTTGACAACGGTAGGAAGAGGCAGTAAGTTAACAGTAGAGGTTTGGATAAGCCCTCCCCGCTTCGCGGCGGGGAGGCGCCACCTCAAGTAGGACAAGGAGGTAGATGATGCCAAACTGGTGCGTCAACAAACTAACAGTTATCGGACCCAAGGAATCCCGAGACCGCATCGTTGCGCAGGTCAAGGGCGAGGACACCGACTTTGACTTCGCCAAGGTAATCCCTATGCCAGAGACTCCGACCTATTCAGCCACTTCGTCGAACACGGCGTTCACCTGCGGCTGCACATCGGAGTACATTGACAACGCATGGCGCATCAACGGCAAGGAAGTCGTTAAGAAGGCAACAGATAACGGGACCATCGGCACTACCATTAGCGGGACCGCCGACTACTGCCCGGAGCATGATGCCATCGGCGTCCAGTACTCTCCGAACAACTGGTACAACTGGAATGTCGCCCACTGGGGAACCAAGTGGAACGCTTCTGAGGCGTACGTTGACCACTCTGACGCCATGACCATCATCCACTTCGAGACCGCATGGGCTCCAGCCGAGCCTGTAGTCGTGGCACTTGCTGAGCAGTTTGTTGACTGCCAGATTACCCACGATTATGTCGAGTGCGGCATGGAGTTCGCTGGTCGCAAGGTATTCAATGTACTCGATGATGACCAAGTCATCCTGCTTACCAAGTTGTCCGGGGCAGTCCGCAAGGAGACCACCACGGAGAAGACAACAGGCTTCGACGGCGAAGAGCGCTCATACGATAGAACCGTCTGGTACAACGAGCAGGGAGATGAGACGCATCCTTCGCTCTGGGATTACGATGACCGCGGCGCGTCGCTGGGTCTGCTACAGCAGGAGGTAGATGTTCAAGGCGGTCTCGAGTTCCAAGCAGTAGCGATGATGCTCTTCCCAGACTCTGGCTGGGGCGGCTGATTAAATCCGTGCCAGCGCGTAAAGGCTGGCTAGTTGGCGGACGAATAACCGCCCGTGACGATAAGGACTGTCGGCGTAGCTCCCTGACCGGGGCGAGGCCAGCAGCAGCAGTCAAGCGAAAGCCCGAGGCTGCCTCCGCAAGGGGATAAGCGTCAAGCCGCGAAAAGGCAGCGACACTACCCTGCCGTCTAGTCAACGGCAGGGGTCGCAACTCAGTCGAACGCTGTTGCGCCAGGTGAGACAGTTTCACCGGGCTGTTGACATCGTCGATCATAGGTAGTAATGTCGCAGTAGAGGGGAAGTGCCCCTCAGTAGATAGGAGGACAAGACATGAGCATCATGGAAACCAATCGGGAGATTACTGAGGAACAGCACAACGCCATCGTTGACAGGCTGCACTTCCCTCGCGAGGAGGGATGGGAGCATGGCATCAGGCACTTCGCTGAACTGACGCCAAGTGATCTCGACGCCATCCGCGCGATCGCCCCTGGCTTCGTCGACGACGAGCCATGGAACGACTTCGAGGGCACAAAGTGGCTTCAGCAGCAGCTCGCGGATTGCGGCATCACGGAATACACGATGCACGGCTACATCCTGCCGATGGGTCGCTCAGATCGTCGCCTGACGGTCGAGGGCTGCTACATCGATTACGCGCCACTCGCTGCGATCCTCAACCTTCTCGGCAAGGTCGACACAGCCGACGAGAAGTCGTTCGAGATTGACCAAGACCAGAAGGGCGCATCGCTCTTCCTCTGGTGGGATTGATCATGAGCGACGGATACAACGGATGGTCGAATCGTGAGACCTGGCTTGCGAATCTCTGGATTGCCAACGACGGCTATGCGGGAGGAGCAGACGAGGTAGATCGGATGGCAAGAGAGGCCCTTGAAGATGCTGACGGAGATCGTGATGATGCGACCTACAACCTCAGCAAGCAGATTGAGGCAGCCATTGACAGCGACTACGAGCAGACAGTCAAAGCCAGCGGATTGTTCGATGACCTATTAGGCGGTGCTCTTGCGAGAATCGACTGGTATGAGATTGCGCGGCACTATGTCGATTACGCGGTCTCGGAGTCGAACGCAGAGGCTGTTGCGTCAGGTGAGACAGTTTCACCGGGCTGTTGACAACGGCAGCCTAGTTTAGTAATGTCATAGTAGAGGGGAAGTTCCCCTCATTAGCAAGGAGGTAGAACATGGCAGACAGTTATCAGTTCTTCGAGTACGAGATCTCAAGGAAGCGAGTAGACGAGGGCAAGCCGAAGCGCATCGAGTCGCCGAAGATGGCGGTAGAGGCACTAGAGTCCATTCTCGATGTCGACAAGGAGCAGCTATTCGCTGTAGTCGTCGATGGTCGGAACGGTCTCATCGGCTACGAGAAGATTTATCAGGGCACGGCGACAGGCACAAGCGTGCGAATCGCTGACCTGTTCCGACTCGCTGTCAACATCGGCGGCGTCGGTCTCGTCGTTCTCCACAATCACCCAAGCGGAGACAACGAGCCTTCTGAGCAGGACATGCAACTCACTCGGGAGATTATCAAGGCTTCGAGGCTTCTCGACATTGAGTTCCTCGATCACCTCGTATACGGCGGATCATCAGAGGAGAAGTACTACTCTATCCGCCAGCACAACAGCGAAGTATGGACGGAGGTAGAATAATGAGCGAGATTAAGCCTATCCCAGCAGAGGTAAAGGAAGCGTTCCGCGATGTAGCAGGAGGAGACGAGAGCATCTCGCTTATCTCTTGCGTTTATCGCGGCGAGCCAAACTGGGTCATCGCAAAGGTAGAGGAGCGCGAGATTGGCGGATATTCCGTCACCCCGCTCTTCATGACCATGACCCCGGAGATGTTCGATCAGACCGAGAATCCTGCACCAGCCCTCAAAGGTAAGCTCGCAGAGATCAACGGCTATGAGAAATACGCTGACATCGAGGAAATCACAGACATGGAAGCGAAGCAGATGCTCGACGGTATTGAGCAGATGTTTCGTATCCAGTGAGCCCCGCTAGGTCGTGGCGCAACGCGATTATTGCGGAGCGCTACGCCCAGGGCGAGACTATGGAGGAGATCGGCAAGCTCTACGGGATTTCTCGTCAGCGTGTCCACTCGATCCTGATTGCGGCGGGAGTCGAACGCAGGAGTCGCGGCGGCTCTAGGGCAGCGAAGCTGGATTACGATCGAGTTGTCCGGGAGTACAATCGAGTGCTCTCAGTCTACGAGGTCTCCAAGGTCGTAGGGTGCTCGACATCAACAGTCTACGGAATCCTTCAGAGATGCGGGACACCGTTGATTCGCCGCAGCAAATTCAATGACCTCCCGATGGAGGCGATCAAGCAGCGGTATCTCTCGGGCGAGAGGCTCGATGCCATCGCTTCGTCGGTCGGCGTCAAGTCAAACTACCTGAACAACCTGCTTCGGAAGTATGGCGTTCCGCGCAGGAGCAACCGCGGACGAAAGTCTCCTGTTGCGTCAGGTGAGACGGCTGTTGACACGGGTCAGCAGATTTAGTAGTGTATCGGTAGGGTCCCTGGGCTTTTCAGGGTCCCTACCGATTTAGAGAAGGAGGTAGATTATGGAAGCACTTTGGACAGCAGCACAGGTAGAGGGCAAGATTACGGCAAAGGTCTATCAGGATGATGATTCGTTTCTGACGATTGACGATCATCTCCCAGAGCGAATCACAAAGTTCGTAGTCACCGACGGCGCGGCTGATCGCGGTTGCCCGCAGGACATCAAGCCTACATTTGACGAGAGCGACGATACGAATGACTTCGACAGGGAGCCATTCGCATTCTTCGCGCCTCTTTATATGCTTGACCACAGCGGAGTTCGCATCAGTCTGAACTCATTCAACGATCCATGGGACAGCGGATGCTGCGGCTTCGTCGGCGTTCTCAAGGAGGACATCGTCAAGCAGTACGGCGAGCTGACCCAGGATACGGAGCAGCAGGCTCTTCAGCAGATGCGCAGTGAAGTCGAGACGATTTCCAACATCTTCGCTGGGAACGTCTACGGGTATGTCGTAGAGGAGCGACAGTTCTGCGAGTCATGCCAGACGGAAAAGTGGGAGACCGTCGACTCATGCTGGGGATTCGTCGGAGACGCCAAGTATGTCAACGAGAATGCCGTAGAATCCCTTAGGTCGTTCCTCTCAGAAAAGGGTATGGAGGACGAGATTGAGGTAATCGCCTAAAGCGGTTTGCCGGGAGGAGAGTTTTGGTCTGACGCGAGTTTTGGGCTGCCGCGGATTTTGTTTGGGGCTACATATATATGCTCGTCGCATTAGCTACAGCTCGAGAGTACCTCCCTCGAGCGCCATCAAGCCGTCGTCGATCGCGAGAGTCCAGACTCGCTTTCGGCGGCGGCCCTTTCTTTTGCCGGAAGATTTGCCGGAAGCGCAGCCTAGTCGCCATACAACCTGTTGCGCCAGGTGAGACATTTTGCTCTAGGGGTTGACAGCGGTCGAGATATTAGGTATGGTAGAAGAGTCGAACGGGAAGCAGTGAGCAACCCGCGACACAGACAAAGGAGGCACGCGATGAGCTACATGGACAATCTCGAATCGGTGCTCAAAGAGTACAAGGAGAACGAGGCATCGGAGGAGAACGCATCGATCGCACTCACCTGGCTCCAGATGGCTCGACTCGCAGCGGCGATGAACCTCGAGCCACAGTTCAAGAACGCCTTCAAGAAGGCTATCGACTTCGGCGCGAAAGCAGAAGCCGAGTACACCGCAGATGAGGCGGCACACAACGACCTCGTCGACCAAGGGCTCGCCTGAGGACCCGGGAGGAGAGCGCGGCCAAACAGCCCGCTCTCTTCCCAGGAGATCGCGAAATGTTAAGAAAATGTAATCATCTATTTTGCGAAAAAGGGTTGACAACGGTTGAGAAATCAGGTATGGTATCTATAGAGGGGAAGTTCCCCTCAGGAGAATGGAGGACAGCGCAATGAGCAAGAGCAAGAAGCAGCAGCGCACCGAGGCTCGCGAGGCAGCGAAGAAGCACTCGGTCTGGAAAGTGCGCCAGAACCTGCTCGAGATGGCAGCGGAAGGCGGCACGATCTGGATGCTCGACGAGCGACTGAGCCAGACGGCTCTTCGCAAGGCACTGAAGAAGTAGAGAGGAGAGGACAAATGAAGATCAAACTCAGCCACCATTCGATCGACCGAATCCGAGAGATCTACACAGACAAGACATCGAGCGCCGATGCTCGCGACTTCTGCGCGGACATTCTTCGCAGGACCGCCTGCCTCGACCTCCCGATCGACTGCGACAAAGGCCACTTCGTCACGCTCTCAAAGGACACGCTCCAGCAGCTCATCGCCGTCGTCGTCGAGGACACCTGGCTCTCAAAGTGCGCGGGATGCGACGAGATGAAGCCAGCATGCCGCGCCAACAGCGACTGGGAGGACACGCGCGGACACGGCTGCGAATCTTGCGACGAATGCGACCAGACATACGCTGACATCGCATACGACCAAGCCTACATCTATTAGCGATTGGAGGAACGGCGGCTCTCGCGTCTATGCAGACCGGGAGCTGCTGTTGCGCCAGGTGAGACATTTTGACAAAGGGGTTGACAAAGGTGAAAGCGGATGGTATTTTAGAATAGTCGAACGGGGACAATCCCCGACAGGATAGGAGGAGAGAAATGAGCACGATGAAAGAGCAGATGATCGACGAGCAGAATCGACACATCACGGAGCTCAACGACCAAGGCTGGACCAGAGTCGACATCAACCCGATCCAGTGGGTCGCGCTCCAGCGGGACACCGACGGAAACTTCGGCGGAACGCTATGGACGCTCGGCAGCGATAGCGGCTACCACTCCGCATCAGAGGCGACTGCTGGATTCCCAGTCGAGCTCGCCGCAGCACAGGACTTCACGACAATCGCGCTGAAGGTCGCTCAGGCGATCAAGGAGGGTAAATGACAGTAGAGGCTAAGCCAAAGAAGTTCGACTGCCCGGGATGCGACGAGGAGCACTCGACCTGGGCGGCGGCGCTCTCGCGCTTCGACAACCAGACAAAGGTCTGCCGAAAGTGCGGCGAGTATGAGGCGTGGATTCAGATCGACGCCCACTTCTCAGGATACGATGTCCACGCAGCCCTCACGGGCTTCGGGCTCCACAACAAGTTCCCGGGACAGCGTTGAGCTGCCGAGCAATCGTCGACTGGCAACCCGGCGGAGGACGCTTCTGCGGCGTCCCCGCCGAGCGCCGCGTCACGATCCTGACGCCATTCCAAGGCGGTCGCTTCATCAAGGCCAGAGTAGCCCTATGCGAATTGCACGCAAATGCGAAGAAAAGCGACAGGAGCTTCGCGCCTACCAGGAGATAGCGAAGGATCTGCTTACAGAGCGCGCCGTAGAACGCGATCTGCTTATAGCGCGCGCAGTAGAACGCGAATCTGGGCGGGGACCCTAGGCTTTCAGCGGGGCCCCTAGCGTTTTCCGGATCTCAGCCTAGTCCGATTTGCCGGAATAGCCTGTTGCGCCAGGTGAGACGTTTTTAGAAAAGGGTTGACAACGGTTTCCATCTGTAGTATTTTAGAATCGTCGAACCGGGGGCGGTCCTCGGCGACGAAACCGTAGTATTAGGAGGACAGAAGATGTCAAAAGACGGACCACGAAACACGCGCGTTCGAATCGGCTCAGTCGGAGTCGATAGCGGCCAGCTGATGATCGTCGATCCATGCTACATCAAGAGTGACTTCGAGGTCGACTACGACCAGGAGGAGATCGACAAGATCCAGGCAGGAAGCCCAGCCGAAGTACCGCTGAACTATAACGGCGCCTGCGCCGTAACTCTCGGCGAGGATTCGGCAGGATCGATGATGCACGGGCTAGCCGTCGCATTCTCCAGCGGATACGGAGACGGCGTCTATCCAGTCTACGCGACATACAACGACGACGGTCGCATCGTCAAAGTCGAAATCGAAATGGGATTCGACGACGAGGACGAGGAGGAGGATTTCTAGGAGGCGCGTCCATCGCCTCACACCGCCCCGGGTCAGGACCGCCCTGGCTCGGGGCATCCCCATAAATCCATCGATGCATTTGCAGCTTGCGATTTGCCGGAAGCGAAACCGGCGCCGGAAGTTTTTTTGGCGTTTGTTTCAGTTTTTTTGAAGGGGTGTTTTTTTTGGGCAGATTATATATACATCGCGTCGTCTTCGTCTCGTCGTCTTCGTCGAACGCGCGCGCGCCAGCCAGCGAAATCGCCGTCCCGGCAGCCCCCAAGATGCTGTTGCGCCAGGTGAGACATTTTGAGAAAGGGGTTGACAAGGGTACAACGGTGAGGTATAATAGAAGAGTCGAACGGGAAGCAGTCAGCCGACCGCGACGCGAACGAAGGAGAGGACAAATGACACAGGCAGAATTCGTCAAGCGCAACAGCCACATCAAGACAGCCGACAACTGGATGCGGCTCGCGATGTCTTATGAGCGCGACGCCCGGTCGATGCGCGACAAGTTCTTCCGCCGCACCAACGCCGAGGACAGCCTAGGCTACGCTGCGCAATGGCGAGCCGATGCCGAGCGCTACGAGCAGCTCGCCCGATGGAGCCGCGATGAGGAGCGAATCGCTCGCAGCTCCGAGCGCAACAACATCCGAGGTTAAGAAAATTTAACCTTCGAAAGGGTTGACAAGCGTAAGAGCTTTTAGTATTGTATACATAGAGGGGAAGTGCCCTTCACAAGCAGAGAGGACAGCAAAATGAGCAAGAGCAAGAAGCAACTTCGGACCGAAGCCAAGGAAGCCGCCAAGAAGCGAAGCCTCTGGCACGCGCGCCAGATGATGCTCGACGCGGTTCGCGAGCAAGGCATCGCCTGGACCGTCGTAGACACGATGAGCCAGTTCGGAAAGAAGGAGACAAAATGAAGCGGCTACTCACTTACCGCGAGCAACTTATCCTTCGCGAAACGGAGACCTGGAACCGGCAGCAGGAGCGAAGGCGCATCCTGCTCGGCATCCTGCTCGTAGTCGCGACGATCGCCGTTCTGGCAATCGCTGGATGCAACGGCTCGCACGGTCGCTGCTAGCGATTGTCGCGCTGCTGCTGCTAACGGCAATAGCCGCGGCCGCCGCGATTACAATCGCCGCCAGCTTCGTCATCAAAGTGCTGCCTATACAGAGCGCAGTAGAACGCAAACCTGAGGCAAATGTTAAGAAAATTTAACCTACTATTTTGGGAAAAGGGGTTGACAAGGGTATAAAGGTTTAGTATTGTACAAGTAGAGGGGGTCAACGGTGGCACTCGCCACCGACCCCTCAAAAGAAGGAGAGAGAAATGAACTTCGTAGCAACGCTCCTCGCAATCGTCGGCGTAGACCAGAAGCGCACCGAAAAGGCAGCCCAGGTCGCGGCGCCGCGCGCGGCAGAGCCACGACCAGAGTTCCGACGCGACGGCTACTACAACCGCTTCACCGACGCGATGGGAAATCAGGTCGACAGCGAAGTCGCCGAGTACCGCGAGTACATCACCGTGACCGTGAGCCCGATGGGAACGCCATACTTCTCGCACATCTGGCAGAAGCGCGACGAGCGAGGATTCTGGTCGGAGCGACTAGATTGCCCAGCCAACCGATTCGCGATGCGCAGCGAGGCAGAGGCAATCGCCAAGGTGCGCGAGCTCGTCGAAGGCGATTCCCGCTGGACACACTCGTCAGAGGTAAAGCAGCCAGCGACCGCCTGGTAGCCAGCCGACGGAGCCGTCGCCCCTAAAAAGGCGGCGGCTTCGCCGCACCCATAAATGGCGGCTTGCCGGTCCAGCCACGCCGTAGAACCGGTGGATTGTTACAGTCCGGTTTGTTACAGTCAGGCGCCTGGTCGCGCAGGCCGTTTCCCGATTTCGGTTGAACTCGCAACGGGGTGTTGCGTTGCCGCTCAACCTGGTGTATTGTTCTCGTAGCGGGAACGAAAGAGGCACACGCCTCAACCGCCAAGAGGAGAACGGAACGATGAACGGAACCCTGGACTACACGCTCAACACGGCTCTCGTTGAGAGCCTCGTTGACCACGCGGTCAACGCAGAACTCGTGCAGGACTCGCCAATCCTGGTTGCAGTTGCGACGCGCAGCGAGAACGGCGCGCTATGCGCAGCGCGCTACGCTTGCGACGACGAGAGCGGCGCGGCTCTTGACGCTCTCGCAGTTCGCGTATGCGCTCTCGTTCTCAACGACGACGCAGAGGGTTGCGCCTCAATCCTGGTCAACCGCGCAGAGGCGGAACTGCTTGCGCTGCTCAACGCAGTTCTCATTGACGGCGACGGCGGCGCGCCGTTGTTCTAACTCTCAACGCGCGCAAGCGCAACACACACCCGCCGCAAGCGCGGCGGGTGTTGTGCTACCTGGCGAGAATCGCACACCCCTGGCGGGTGTTTGGTTCAACACGAGCACAAAGGCGTTCTAACTCCGTCACGGAAAATTATCTACAAAACCCCCCAAACCCCTTTTAAGTCGAACTTCTACACACCACGGCCAGCTCCAACCGGAGACTAGGCCCTGCATCTTTTTTTCACACAACACACAACGCTCCACTCCACCTTGTGCTATGCGCTTTGATGATGGGACTTTGGTCTGCCCGCGGTTTTCGGTTTATCTTCAAACGTTGACACTCCGGCCCGGTATGGTATGCTCTTGACATGAGCGATGTAACAGTTGTCACCGCGAGTACGCCGATGCGGACCCGCCTGCTTGGCGAGGCGATTATGTCGGTGCGCGCCCAAACGCTCCTTCCGGCTGAGCACTTGATTTCGGTTGATCTCCACCAACGCGGTGGATGGTGGACGAAGAACTCTCTGGTTCGCCGGGTTTCGACTGAGTGGGTGCAGCTCCTCGACGACGACGACCTGCTTCATCCGCATCACCTGGAGCGACTGATGGCGGAGGCTAGCCCAGATGTGGATATCATCTATTCGTATGCGGACGGCGCAAATTACACCGGCTGGTACAACAAGCCGTTTGATCCCGAGAGCCTCCTGAAGGACAACAACGTCAGTCACAACGCCCTGGTCCGCAAGAGCGTCTTCAACAAGATCGGCATGTTCAAGCAGGTCTTTGGCTATGACTGGCTCTTCTGGGTCGAGGCATATCGAGCCGGGGCGAAGTTCAAGTGCGTCCCTGAGATCACCTGGACCTATCGCATCGACGATGGCTGGACCCACGAAAGCCATAACCGCGAAGGCTATGAGGAAGTCAAGAGGATCATCAATGGATAACGTCGTCGTTCTCGCTGCAGGGAAGTCCACGCGCCTCAACGGCTACTCCAAGCTCCTGGTCCAGGCTGCCGGGGTCACAGTTCTGGAGTGGCATATGCGCGCACTCAAGGGGGGACTCGCTGGCGTGGTGGTTCGCCCTGGCGAGGCAGGAAAAATCTATCTGAGCGGATGGCGTGGGCCAATCGTCGAAACCAACGATACCCGTGGACCAGCCCGTGCATTGGAACGATATCTCGTTGATACGGGCGTCCAGGGACCGATTACGGTGATTTACGGAGATACCGTTCTGCCAGAGATCCCAAGCGCTCCTGGTTCTTGGGTTGGAGTCGCTGAGGCTCCATCGCGTCGTGTCTGGGACTACCACAACACCGTCCGCTGGACTCGCGGGGCTGCAACCGGAGAGGTCTGCATTGGGCTCTACCGGTTCGATGACGCTGAAAAGCTCCACGATATGATCCGATCGCTCCGTAGCTCAGAGATGATTGACGTCCTCGAGGCCTACGGGGATATGCGGCCCCATGTTGTCGAGGGCTGGCAGGACACCGGTGATTTCCAGGCCTTGGGAAACTTCAAGGGGTACCCAGACAGCCAAAAGGGGTAAATCGGGGCTCTACGGGCCGGAAAAGTGCCTCTACGGGGCTTTAAAGACTCGAAACCCAGGCGACAAACGCGATGATTCCGAAGCCGATAATGGCAAAGAGGTAGTCGTACTTGGTTTTATGATCCCTGAACTCATATATCTCAACAAATCGATACCTATTTGGGTCCATTTTGTCAAGTGGTCGCTTCATAGATACTTGGTGATCCCGTAAAACTTGCACGCGATGCAGATGCCCGTCGCCGCAAGGATAAACTGCAGCCCAGCAAGGACGGCAATCAAAATCGGTGCGTTAAGCGCCAGGCCAGCAAACGCGAAGACTGCCCCCAAGAGCTGCGCCAAGCGAATCCCACTTGCCGGGTGCTCCGCAGTACCGGATGGACGGTAGAGGATTGTGAGGAAGTTTGGTCCGCCGAGGAACGCCAACAGCAGCACACTTCCGATGAGCCCAACAAGAAGTTGGCTTTGCGTGAAGAGCGCAATCGTCAAAATCACAACGCTGGTTGCTGCTCCCTTGCGGGCTCGTGCAGAATTGACCATCTTCATCGTCGCGCCCTCCGCTCTCGATCATATCGACTCGACATCGAGCGTATTTGCGTGACGTCGAACTTCTTGCCATATCCGAACTGGAACCATGCGCAAAGATCGCAGAAGATTTTTACTTCTTCGCCGTTAATCTCTGCGTTGCATCGGCCCTCCGCTTCAGCCACATCGAGCCATCCGCTGGAGTCGGCAATCTGGTAGTTGTGGTTATCTTCTAACCACTTATTCACTCGTCGTTTGTATCGCGAGTGTTCGTCGTATGCCCTGCGCCACCTACGGTACTGCCCGTAGTCTTGCTCGCTGAACTTCGGCGCTTGATCAGTTGATCCAGGGCGTGCCACCACTTCTGGTAGTGGCTGTCCATCGAGCTGCGCCGCCGCCGCAGCTTCCTGTCCCTCGCCTGCCATTTTGATTCCCCCATGTTGATGTCCTCTCAGTCGAGCTTACCACACGAGTGGCACCGTCTGACACTCTTTTTACGTGGCAACGCAGCATCCCGCTCTTTGATGACTGTTCTGGCCGAGCGGTACTGCTTGAAGAGGGTCTTTTCCCACTTCTTTGCCTTTCGTGGCGAGTACTCTTGATGAAGTTGGAGGAGCCGCTTCGCCCAGAGGGTCGTGTGCGCCTCCCCGGACCAGATGTGTGCAAGCTCATGGAGCCCAGTCTCGACATCCCAGCCGCAAAGGGTGATCTCCGAAATCTCACTGACGGCGTACCCGAGGGCGTGATACGGCTGCTGGAAGTCGTGGACATGAAGCTTGACCTCGGTGACTTTAATGCGATGTCGACGCGCCATGTCTCCGATTGCCTGAAGGGACTTCTTGAACACCTTGACGTGCTTCGGCTCAGCGCGTTTTGGGTAGCTCAGTTTGAACGGTAGTTCATCCTCCCAGGCGAAGTAGGACATTTAACGGCCGCCAAGGTTAAACTTTTTTTCGAGGTTTGCCGCCGTGGCAAATCCTGACGACGAAACTGGAGTTTCGCCCGGATTAAAGAACACCAGCGTTGGAAGGGACATGACGTTGAACGCCTTTGCTGCCGCTGGGCTCTGGTCTACGTCAACCTTTACGAACTTTATTGTCTTGGAGAATTTTTCCGCGAGCTTCTCGAATTCCGGCGCCAGTCGTTTGCATGGACTGCACCACCCAGCCCAAAAGTCGATGAGGACTGGTCCGTTGTGATTGAGAACTTCCGACGTGAACTCCACATCGGTTACGTTGACGATTGCCACTTTGAGCTCCTTTCTGGGCGGTCATTCTACCAGCCTTTGCTGGACCGGCGACTGTACGCTTTCCTTAACCATGCCCACAAATCGGGTTTGCGACTTCTTAAACCAGAGCGGATATTCCCCTGTCGGACCGTTTCGGTGCTTGGCGATTTTGAGGTTTACAACTTCGCCGTCGGCCGAACGGGACTCCTCGGTCCGCTCGTTCTCCCGCCAGAGCATCAAAACCACATCGGCATCCTGTTCTATGCTACCGCTCTCACGAAGGTCTGAAAGTCTAGGCTCCTTCGTATCTCGCGACTCTGACGCGCGTGAAAGCTGACTCAGCGCAATGACCGGCACATCGAGATCTCGCGCAATCGATTTCAGTCCACGAGAAATCTCGCTAACCTCCTGCACGCGATTCTCTCGCCGATCACCACCCATGAGCTGTAGGTAGTCGATGATCACGAGGTCAATTGAGTGCTCTCCAGCAAGCCGCTGGCACCGTGCGCGAATTGACGCAATGTCAATTGACGATGTGTCGTCAATAAAGAGCGGCATCGTATTCAGGCGAGAAAACGAATTTGTAAGTGAGGCCCAATCAGTCTCGCTGATTGAACCTGTGCGAATGCGTGATGCGTCAATCGCCGCGTCACCACTGACGATGCGCTGTACCAACTGCGAGCTGCTCATCTCTAGCGAGAAGAACGCCACAGTCTTTAGCTGCTTTGCTGCATGTTCAGCGATGTTGAGGGCAAGCGACGTCTTACCAACCGACGGACGAGCCGCCAGAATAATTAGGTCGGATTTGTGGAATCCGCCGAGTGTTCGGTCCAAATCCCCAAGTCCAGACTTGATCCCATTTTGCTTGGCTCCGTTAGCCGCGGACTCGATCTCGTCGTACGCACTGCCAGCCAAATCGCTCCAACGCTTTAGCGCGCCGTTATTGCTCGAATTGGAGACGCCAGAGAGGAGTGAGGTTGCTTGGGAGATGATCTCGTCTGGATCGTCAGACGTGCCAGTCAGTCGGACGATTTCCGTACCAGTTCGTCGGAGTGTACGCAGCAGCGCCCACTTCTTGACGATTTTTGCATATTGGTCGGCGTGAATTGAAGTGGGGGTCGAATGGGCCAGATCCATCAGGTTGACCAGGCTCGGGCTGCTCATCGCGTCCATTGCCTTCAACTTGTCGTGCACGGTGACCGTATCGATCTTGCCGTGTTCATTCCAAATCGAGAGACAGGCCGCGTAAACATCCCGGCACAGGGCGTCTTCAAAATCCTCTGGCTTGACGACGTCGCTCACCAACGCCATCACGCCGGTATCGATCAGAATCGATCCGACAAGAGAGCGCTCAGCGTCGGAATTGGTCGTTTCGGGCTTCCACTCCTCCATCTCAGCCACCAATCGCGAGGTAGCGACGGGTCGCGGCAACCAATAGCTGTTTTACAGTGTCAGAAGGATGAGGTGTCAAGTTTTCTGCCCTCCAAGCAAGCGCTAGTTCTGTAAGGGACTGATACGCCTGCTCTACCCTAGCAGTGTATGCAAGATCCTGCACACCACGAGAGAGCTCAATAACACGGTGACCACTACGGATGCAGTCCTCAAGCTTGGATTCGATTTCATCCGAAGTCTGAGAACGTTCAATCCTGACGAGAACTGTCCAGACATGCTGGAACATCACTTTGCACTTTCGCTTAGCTTCGTGCTTTTTCACATTGCTCCTTTATTGCCTGGCATCTTGACTGGGGGAAAAGACCCGACTGGAAGTGCTCCATGCGTCAGCATGGGGTACGTACCAGCGGGTCTATAGTTCCGCCCAAAAATTTGCCGGCTTTTTCTATAGTTTGTCAATACTTAGAATGGCAGGTCAGCAAAGCTATCGTCAGCAGCTGCGGAGTTACCCGGCTGTGCGCTGTACCCGCCCTGGCTCTGGCCCTGGCCGTCATTCTTGCTTCGCGCAAGGATCTTCAGGAACTGAGCAGACACGGCGATATCGATGTGTCGCTCGCCCTGCTTGTCAGTCCAGTCGGAGACCTCAAGGCCGCCCTCGATGTACACCATGTCACCCTTGCGGATGCTGTTGGCGGCGTAGTCAGCGCGCTGGTCCCAGGCCGTTACCGGAACCCATACCGTCTTGTCGTTACCCTGGTCATCCTTGCCAGCGTGATGAGCAACGTTAAAGTTCGTTACGTTGCGTCCGCCCTTGGTGGTGCGGAGTGTAGGTGCCTGGCCAACTCGGCCGATCAAAGTTCCCTTAAACATAATTTATTACCCTTCGTTTTGTATCAGGACGTCTATGCGTTCCTGAGTGTGTCTAGTTTGAAGATCTATCACCCTTGGTAGGAACCATCTGTCGTTGACACCAATCCCTTTGGCGATGGAGTCCATCGTCAGCTTGAGAATGTTGTCCGCGTCAATTGGCCTGTTGAGATAGATCCAAAAGTGTACGGCTATTAGTCCCTCTCGGGGTTGCCATCCGCTTTCGCTTTGTGCGATGCGGACAGCGTATTCAACATAAGTCTTCCAATCCTTAGCCTCCTTCGACATATATACGCTACCAAGACGCCGGTTTACCCTAAACGCCTTATTCCAACTCGGCGGTCTGCCGAGTAACTCAAATACCAGCTCGCCCGAGGTCGGGTCGGAAGTCTGGGGCCTTGGATCGGATGACGCGGCAGGTGTGCTGAAGTCGCGAGACTGCTGCTCCATATCCATCATCCTCCAATTCGTCCAGCGTTCGGTTGCTGGTTACCAAGGTAGGGAGCATCTTACCGTATCGGCTTTCAATGAGCACGTACAAGCGCTCAGCAGCCCAATCGGTGGCTCGCTCCTTACCGAAGTCGTCAAGGACCACGACGGACGCCTCGTCGCGGCAGAACTGATAGAGGTCAACTGCCCGGGAGTCGGTGTACTTCTGTGCGTCGCGGATAGTGTCTAGGAACATCGGCACATTGACAAATCGCATACCGGCAGTCCCGTCGCGCCATAGACGCCTCGAGAGTGCGGCAGCCATAAGGTGCGTCTTGCCGCTGCCTGGCTCACCCATTAGGAATAGTCCCCGGTCGGTCAGCGGGGCATCTGCCCACTCAATCGCTGCCTCCATAGGCTTGTCTGGATTTGCTCGCGGCTGGTAGTTCTCAAAGGTGCACCCAGCGTAGCGCTGCGGTATCCCGATGTACCTAAACATCCGGTCAAACTCTTCTTGATTAATCATCTCACTCCTCAACATACTGATCACGGCTTACTGTAGCACGGATTCCGGCAGAACGTACTCGGTTCTTCGGGGCTGCCATAGCCTTCTGCAGGTATGATAGCGCATCTCCGCTGAGCTGTCTCATTGAGATGTCCGCAATCTTCACCATCAGCGGACCATACTGCTTGTCAGAGGCTTTCAGGATCATAGCGAGCCTTATATATTGCTCTCGATCCATTGAAACCCCCATCATCGCCTGCCAGTACTCACCAAGCCTGCCAATCTTTGCTGAGTCCGTTGGCCCGTTGATAACGTAGTCGTACCACTCGCGCATCGTTCTCACTGGCGCGTCGGCGGTGATGCCAAGTGTCTCAGCGCGCTTGCGATAGGTTGCCGCCTTGCGCTTTCGCTCCTCGAGCTCCTCCTGCGGCAGGTCGTTCCACTCTTCCCAGTCGTGAATCAGCAAGCCATCGAGTAGACCAGCACGCCTAAACGCAGGGAGGTGCTTGATGTACTGCTTGCCAATAAGCATCTGGACGTGCTCTTCCGACTCAAACTGGCCGTTGGTCTCCGCGGCAGCGCAAAGCAAGACGACCCAGGCATATCGCGCAGCGTCATCTGGCAACCGCGACATCTTCTTGTGCCGCGGAAGATTTACGTGGATGCGGATGTGGTCGGCTATGACTTCGGTCCCGACTTGTCCGCCAGCTTCGGCACTAGCCGTAGCAGTTCCTTGCGGGTCGTTGGGATTGCATTGCCGTTCTGTCCGTTGGTGTCTACGCATAGTCCCCTAAATTCACATGTCTCATGAAACCAGGCTTCTGGGTTTGGGAAGAACGCTTTCTTCTCGATCATATCAAGAATTCCGCGAGCCATCATGTACAACTGATCAAAGTTTTCCTGACTTCGGTAAGTTGACCGCCGGTCAACATTCGGACCCTTTGAGTTCAGCGTGATGATGTTGAAAAGAACCTCTGGGTTCTTGCCAAAGTTGTCGCGGATAAGTCCAGCATACGCAGTAGCCTGCATATCCTTGTGCTCCTTACCCTTATCCCACGCACGATAAGAGGTTTTGTGGTCGATAACAATGTTGCTCTTCGTGTAGAGATCCGGCACGCCCTTGAGCTTCACTGGGAGGCTTCCGAGCTTACTGTGCTTGATCTCGCCGTACATCGCCCGCTCGACGGCCTCAGCCTCCCAATCGTCGCCCTCGTCAAGCGCAGCGATAAGCATAGCCTCGCTCTTCACAGCCTCACCAAGAGGGTCTCGTATCTTTTCGTTCTCCCAGTTGACCTTGGAGGACTCCTCGGCGAAGTAGCGTCGCGTGTACTCCAGTGCCTGATCCCGGCTTGACTTTTTGGTGCTGTACCACCTGGCAAGACCGAAGTGGACACTAGATCCAACTAGCGCGGCTGCTCCGGTTGATTCCGTCCAAAGCTTTTTGCCGTACCTGAAGTATCCGTAGAGAGGGCACGTCAAATAGGCACGTAGCTCCGAGATGGAGAAGTACCCCTTTGAGACCTGCGCATCTAGCGTTTCGCTGAGATGCTTCTTTGCGCTCTCAACGATCTCCGCCTTGACGTCGTTAGTTAGAACCTCTGGCTGCTCATCCATTTGCGGCGTCCAGTGCATCCTTACGGGCCTTGTACGCCTTCTGGAGAGCCTGCAGCCGCTCGCCAGCGAGATTGCTGCTTGCGATATCCTTGCCAATTGCCAGGAGTTCCGCAGAGCTGCTCGCTGAATTTATTGACGCAATCCAGTCAAGGATCGCGGGATCTTCTTCGTCGCTAAAGATTTCAAGAGCTGCGGCAACGATTGCCTCATCACTCTGCTTCTTTGCGGCTGGCTTTGTCTCTGACTTTGCCGGACCGCCCTTGGAAGCGATCTCTTCCGATGACGCCACCTTCTTGGCTGGGAGGCCAGCCATGACAAGCGCGCGTCCGACTGCAGACGTCTCGCAGTTCTCCACCTCGCTACCGCGGGTATATGGAGTGCTACCTGGAATTGCAAGGAAGCTATGGCCAGTTCCCGCTGGCTGCTCATTCTCGCTAATGCCTCGGTAGGCTAGCGCTCGGAATGAGACTCCCTTGTCGTCAAGGTGCATCATGGTGGTCTCAATTCGACCATCCGGATAGGCCTCGTACCAGGCCTTGATTCTCGCCGCTACATCTACGTAGTCATCGAGCTTGAAGCTTCCACGTCCTGCTGGTGCGTTGTTTCCGTATGCCATTTACTTACTCTCCTTATCTACCCAATCTTCAAACAAATCCTGCTCTGTCATATTAAAAAGCCTCGATAGTTTTCTCCTTAGTGGCTTCGACATAGGACTATGTCCGTATTGTACCTGATTCAAATACCCAAGACTCACGCCAAGCATTTCGGCGATCTTCGCCCGCTTAAGCCCAGTTTTCTTGAGCATTACCCAGACCTTATCAGACCTGATCTTTTCTTGCAAGCGGCGCCCCTGGTGCTCTGGGCCGCTCAGCCGACTCACTTCGGCTCTCGCTTCTTGGCCCTTTCCAGCAGTTGATACACACGGTTCCTGCTGATGCCAAGTTCCTTCGCGATGGACGTAATCGTCCTGCCCCCGGAGGAAAGCTCTCGGATTTTAGCGACTCGGTCCCAGAATGGGGCAGCGTGAATACCGGAAAGGTACTCGCGGCTGCACGGCCAGCACCGAAGCGTATTCTTTGTGGACGTAGCTGCGCCACAGTCAACGCAGATCTGGTCCTGATTCAACTTTTCACTCATCGATGCGCTCCTCTGCGGCCGGTACGAGGTCGTCCGAAACCCGCTCTTCGTTGCTTGCAAGGTGCCTAAAGAAGCACTTTGTGTGGGTGTCTCCATGCGGTGTCTTTATGACTGGACCGAGATTCTGGACGGCGGCCATTTTATTGCCAGCGCCCTTCCGGTTAAAGCAGTCAGGGTGTCCGCATACATCGCTGCCGAACAGCTGTTTTGCGACAAACATGTCAGCCATAAGCCTCTCCTTCTACGCCTATCAAATACCCTCGTAGGGCCGCTCTCCATTTCTTGGAGGATTCAGTCTTCACCCTATGGTGTAAACCGCATAGTATCACGCAATTAGCCCTTGACGATGGTCCGCGTTTGCCAAGGCCGGACGTTGACACATGGTCAACTTCTAGTGTGATTTTCCCGGGGCCAAATTGGCTCCCGCATTCTCCGGTCATGCCAACCGATGGACCGACGCAGCCCTTATCCCTTTTTAGGAGATCGAGTCTTAGGCTTTCTGTTACGGGGTCCTTGTGCGCCATCCTCTGCCTCCTGCTTGTTGGGACTTGCCTTTTCGGATCTCATTATACGGCACGGAATGCAGAAGCACGGCTGTTGGTGGTAGAGCTTCTCCGCCATTAGCGCTTACGTTCGCGGGCCTCTACCTGGCGCATGACCTTATTAGCCCATCGCTCCCCAGGAACCCCGCCCCATAGCGCATTTGCAATCCTGCCAGCGGAAGGATAGCCAGCCTCGCCAGGCCGATATCCCTGACCCTTGCGATCGACCGCGTGACGCGCATGCCAAGCTCGCATCTTTCGCGCACGAGCAATCGTCATGGTGTCATTGATCAGCATTCGCGCTGTCGTTTGACCAGGGCCGATCCCGCCGCGACCGAACTCTTTGCGCCAGTCCAGGCCTCGCTTCGCTTCAGCTTTTACTGCTCGTGGTGCCTTGAGGTTGATGGGTCGCTCTGACTTCTCGGTCTCGGACTCGCCGTCCTCCTCTGCGTCCTCTTCAGCGGAAAGGATCACTACCTTTGCGGCTGTGTAATCAACATCATCATTGGCATCGAGGACGTAGATCTTCTCGAACTCCTCATGGAGCTCCTCGATAAGTTCCAGCTTTGCCTCTGCGTTGTCCTCAACTGGAAGGATGAACACGTTCGTGATTACGACCTGGTTGTCGTCAAGCGCCTTCATCATAGGTCCAAGGTCTTCCTTCTGAACATTGGTCATAATGTAAATTTCAGCGCCCCCGTCCTCACCTTCCTCAAAGCCCTCAATGATGTCAAACCCGCCTTCGAGGATTTCAAAGCCTGGGGTCATGATCGTCCCGATTGGATCGACAAGAACAGCAGCCGATCGCTTTCCTGGGTTATTCTTCTTCATCGGTGGCTGCGGTGGGAGACCAGGCTTAGACCTTCGTGCTGGCGGCTTTGGCGGGAGATTCTGCTCTTCGCTCTTTTCCTCGCCAGGCATTGCGCTGTCTGTGGGCATTGCGATTGCTGGCGGCGTTGGCTCATCGGCTGGTTGCGCAGGTGTCTCCGGGGTCTCCTCGTCGCCACCTTCTGGTGCGCCAACTGGACTATCTGGCGGAGTGGTATTCCCGTCCTCGTCGACGATTCCAAGTTCGCGCGCATACAGCGAAAGTGGCAAGAAGCCGCGCGGTGTTGGGAGCCAGATCTCGTCACCAATCTTACCCACTCCGTCCTGGCCACGCTCACGAAGGGCATCGTTCAGGCGGAGCCAAGGCATACCGGCAAGTGCAGCTCGGTAGTACGGCGTAATGACCTCCTTAGAGGCCCGGCCGAGATCGGTGTAGGTAAATCGGAGGTTTTCGTCGTAACGCCAGACAATTTCTCGCGTTAGGTACTCGGCAATAAGGTCGAGGAGCGGGGTGATGCCGACGTCCTGTGTGAATGCGGCGCCAACCTCGGCGCTTGCCCGATTGACGTCCATTGTGATGCCGATGTCTTGTGGCTGCACGCCGAATACTGCACAGATCTTACGGGCCAGATAGATTTGCCATTCCATGAACTGCATGTCTCGGTTTGACGGCGCAAGTGGAATCCACTGCATCTGCTTGCCACCACCCGTAATGGCGACTTGGCTGCGCCCAGCAATCTCCGCGTCCCAGTAGGACTTAAATGCGTCAACCTGATCCGGGCGAATACCCTCACCGAGGTGAAGTATTCCCGGAGGGGCCGCCTGAGTCACGGACCGCGAGTTGTATTGGGCCGCAGCCATGTCGGAGTCAATTGTCGAGGCCAGAACCTCGAGCGGGGACAAGCCAAGTGGCGAGTAGGTCATCGGGTTCGCCTGGATAACAACAAGCTCATCGTTCAGGTACTTCGAAACGACCTTCCCGGAGCTGTCGTATTGGTAGTAGCGCGGCTTATCTGAATCAGTCCCATCCCACGACGGGTCAAAACGGATAGATCCTCCGTCAATTGGCCAAAGATTAGCGATTGGGTCACGTCGGATTCCAAGGCGAGCACCTGCCGTAGGCTCAACTTCAATGGCGCCGATGTCAAGCGTCAAAAGATCTTCGATCACTGGCTCGATGAATGAGCGGAAAGAGTCCCTTCGCGTGTTTGGATGACGGAACAAATACTTGATGCGCTTTACGGTTAGATGATCTACTGGTGTCTCGCCGTCAAGCGAAACGATGTCCCACTGTGCTCGGCTAACCTGCGTGCGACGTAGATTGATTGCGGCCCGAATCCATGGATTTTCGCGCGCCCATCGTCGAAGCTGCTTTACAGAACGCTTACCATTATTGTCAATCTGAGAAGCGCCGCGCGTATACGGGGAATTGTCCCAGTTGGGCAGCATCTCGTCGGGGAAGTTCTTGACAGTCTCGTTGCCGCCCCTGCCAAGGATACGGTCAAGTATCGATCGATCTTCGGCCACTTATCTTCTCCCTCTAATGGAGGACCTGACGGCCCCCCAGATGGTTGTTTCCTGCATTTCCCCAGAGATTACTTTTCTTGTCTGTTCTAATGTTAGCGCAACCCTGCGGACTGAACCGTCATACGATATTGCTCTCATGCACGGATAATTCTGCCAGTATCTCGGGACGGCAAATCGCCCGTCAGCAAAATCTACCACGACAGTCGATGTTATGTCAGGTGTCAATCCTCTACCTCGTTATTGTCCTCTCCTGGCAAGACGATTTCATTGTCTTCGTCCTTATCAAGCTCCCAGACGTGCCTTGCATAAGCTCGCTGCTGGGGAACGCTCCTCCGAAGCCTGTGCAGCAGTTTATAGCAGTCAGAACAGACTGCGTATCTTTTTTGCCCCTTGGCCCTTGGAACCAGTGGCTCTGGAACAAGGACGGTCTCGATGTGATGCTCTCCACTCATAATGAAGCAAAGCGCGCATCGAGGGTGGGCCCTTTGTATTAGCTCGTATCTCTTAACAAGGGGCTCAAAAGTCTTTTGTAGTCTAGCCAGCTCTTTGTACCCGCGCTTTAGTTCGGATGCAGTTTCCTGAAGCTGCTGGCACGTTGGGCACTTTTTAGACGGCTCATCCGCCGACACCTCGGATATCTCGGTCTCCGGCCCAGGGGCGAATTCGCTGTCAGTATCCATGGCATTATTATACGGTATAAAGGACTAATACCCACCCTAACGGGCTAAATAGGTGACTAATAGGGTCTTAATATGTGTAAACTATGCAGAAATGTGGTTAAATACCACGTAGAAATTGTTCTGTTGACTAGTCAATAGAACAGTCATACAATCCTAGGGCTAGGGGCTATGCCCAGGGGAGGATGTCTTGGATTTCAAGCTTTACACCAACGCCCTAAAGGTACGGGAGACCGACAACGGGGACCTATACGTCTCCGGGACTACGTCATCCACGATTAGGGATCGACAAGGTGATGAGATCACTCTTGATGCTATCAAGTCAATGGCGGATACGGCAAAGCAGAATATGACCGTGTTCCTCAACCATAACTACAACGTCCCTGAGGACCTCTTTGGTTCTGTTACCGACGCACGAATTGTTAAGCGTCTCGACGCTGACACCGGCCTAGACGTCTACGATCTTGATATTGACATTAAGGTTTGCCCTGAAGATGAGAACCCAGCAGCCATGCAGGCCTATAAGGCCATCAAGCGTGGCGTAAAGCTGGGAATGTCGATTGGCGCTCGCGTGGAGAAGGTCTCCAAGCGAAAGGACTCTAGTGGCTTGGATACATACGTTATAGAGAAGGTCAACCTTCTTGAGTCTAGCATCGTCGGCATTCCGGCGAACCAGAGGTCCTATCTCCAGAACGCACTCAAGAGCCTCAGAAGCGCCGATCAGGCTGGTGAGCTTGGTGACGCCCTGAAGGCTGGGGGCGTAGAGGGTGACTCTGAGAAGAGTGCCATGAGTGATTCTGTTACCCACGAAGCCGACGGGTCGTACGAGGCTTCTGGGGCGGATGTTATCGGCGGGGAGCCTAGTGCTAATCCGTCTACAGAAGAGATCGCACCGGCTCCCGAAGAGGCCGCCAGTGCAGGAAATGAGGTAGAAAACGTGAGCGATACGCTTGAAAAGGCAACCCGTGTCACGGTAACTGTTTCCGGCCAGGACGGGAAGGAGCGCGAGCTTCCAATCCCTGCGTCCTCAGTGCCAGAGCCAGTGATCGAAGAGAAGGGCGCCATGCCAGTCGCTGATCGACTTAAGAATGTTGTCGGCGAGCTCGATTCAGTTAAGTCTGAAGAGGCAAACGAAGATCGAGCGAAGTACATTGAGTATGCTGCTGGGTGGGTGCAGGCCTATCTAGAGTATGAGGCTGCACCAGCGGCCGAATCGGTCGAGGCCGGAATTGTCGATGAGACGACGAAGTCCCTTGATCATCACGTAGAGGCTACAGAGACGCCCGCCGAAGAGGCGGATCTCGCCGTGGTCGCTGAAGAGGCTGTTGCTTCCGTTCCCGCAGAGGAGGTAGTGGTGGAAAATACCGCCGCGACCGAACTCTTGGAGGAGAAGGAGCAGCTTGAGAAGGACCTCGAGCATGCGGTGAAGCTTTTGGAGCTTGCTCTAAAGTCACCAGCTGGCCGAAAGTCAATACTTACGGATGTACCGGCGAAGAAGGGGATTGATGCCCCTTGGTTGAGCCCGTATATTCAGGCTATTTTGGAGAAGAAATAAATGTCTGAGATTCGAGAGAAGCTCGAGGGCCTGGAGAAGGAACTCGAGGGCCTTAATGCGGCCCCTGCAGGTGTTGTCGGCAAGGACGACGCACAGGCAGACTCGTTCGATTCCGTGAGCGCCCTTGTCGCACAGCGCGAGCTGCGCGAGAAGTTCGTTTCGATGGACTCGAACGATGTAAAGAAGATGCTTGACGTCCAGGCTGGTAAGCAGTCCGGTCGACAGGCCAGTGACGATGTTCTCAACCGCCTTGCGGTTGCTAACCCGAACATTGCCAAGGTGCTCGATGCTAGCGGCGGCGCTGCGCTTATCCGCCAGGACCTCGAGCCAATGCTCTACGCGCTGTTCGTAAAGCGATTCCCGTTCTTTGACCGCATCCGCAAGGAAGGCGCCAACGGACTTGTTCACGCTTACAATCAGCAGACCGCTTACGGCGATGCAGCGTTCATGACTGAAGCTGGCACGGTGACGGATGACACCAACACCTATGCCCGCCAGACCACGAACGTTGCGGTCCTTGCGACCCGCCGTGGTATCACCCTCAAGTCGCAGTTTGCGATCACGCAGGGTGGTGCTGGGTTTGACGGCCTTGCCACCGAGCTTTCGGGCGGCGTGACGGCAATTGCCCACAAGCTCCAGAAGACCCTCTTCCAGGGTAACGCTTCGTCCTCGACCGGTACTGCCGGTGTAGAGCTCGGCGCGTACGATGCGAACGGCTTCGACGGCCTTCGCAAGGTTCTTGGTTCGGCCGCTGCTGCTGGCAACCCAATTACGACGAAGGGAACTTCGACGTACACGGCTGCCATCAACGACACCGTTGCCTCGATCCTGAACAACGGCGGCAACCCATCGGCGATCATTCTTTCGCCTACGGATGCTGCTGCTTACCAGAACGAGCTGACGAACCTTATCCGTTATCCGGGTGCTGGTGAAGTCGGCCAGGCTGGTCTTGGCTTCGGGTCAGTCGTGACCCCAGCCGGTGCACTTCCGCTCCTCGCCGTTCCTGGCGACTCGATCGGCTCGTACACCGTTTCTAGCGTCAACCTCCGCGACATGTATGTCGTCGACGAGGACACCTGGTCGATGCCTTACCTCGGTTCGGACTCGATCACGACCCTTGAGATCCCTGTTGGTGTGGGTGGCGCGCTGACCCGGCTCTATATCATGTTTGTGATGTACGGCTTGGCTGCTAAGGCTCCTCAGTTCAACGGCAAGATCCGCGTCGCTGTCTGATCTAGATAGAGACTAAGGTCTGAGAATGGGGCGAGTGGGCTTAGGCTCGCTCGCCTCGTTCTTTTAGAGGAGAAAATATGGTAAAGATTGTTAACGACGTAAAGCTAGTATCGGAGCCGGTTGCTGAGGAAGCCCCGGTCGAAGAGGCAGTTCTTGTTTCTCTCGACGAGGCGGTTCTTGTTCCGGAGGCACCGGCCGAAGAGCCAGTGCTAACTCCAAAGGAAGAGAAAAAGGTTGAGAAATTTGTCAAGGCGTCAATCGCAACAGCGAAGAGCGTCGACCCAGATTCTCGATGGCGAGTTAAGTACACGGAAGCGACTTCCCTTCACATAGGGGATGGCGTTTTTATTCGGTTCGTTGACGGCTACGCTGCCGTCAGGGGATCTGAGCTCGAATCTGCCCAGGCTGCTGGCGCAGAGATTGTCGAGAAGCTATAACGTGGGGGCCGCCGTAGAAGCCGAGAAATCGGTATAAACTACGGCGGTCAGCCACAATAGACACATGAACAAGATAAAGCTCTCCCTTCCGACCGCCTCGACCCTGGTTGGGTCGGGCTCCACACGCATTCAGTTTGGACGGGCAGACACCTCGGCTCAGGCAACATCACTTAGCGGCACCTGGGAAATTCTCCCAACGCTCTTGTCCCTGAACGCATCGATTACCTCCTACACGTACCGGGACGATACCGGCTTCCCTGGCCAATGGTACAACTGGCGATCATATAACCCAACGAGCAACACCTACGGTTCGTGGCAAGCGTCCCCAATTCAGGGGAAGAACCTTGGGTATCTCACCGTCGACGAGTTCAAGGATTACGAGATGGCGTCCCTGATGAATCCGGACGGAAGCACCGTAAGCGATGACCAGATCGAAAGCCACATCCGCATTGCCAGCAAGGTGATCGACGGCTTCTGCGGCCAGACCTTTGGACTCCAACGCGCAACTGAGAAGCACAATTATCGTCAAGATACCCGCCGGGTTTATCCAAACAACCGACCAGTCGTATCCGTTCAGGGCATGGATGTCTGGGTAACAACTGGACAGAAGGCGACATTCCAGCTGACCGATCTTTTCGTTAACTACACGGCCGGATACGTTGAGGTTACGTCTCTTGCCTCAGTTACATACTCGCTGTTTCCTGCAATAGTTAACATGGGGCTTATTGTCCCTGTCGCCGAAATCACTTATACCTACGGATTTGCTACCCCTCCTGACGACATCAAGGACGCAACCGCCATCATCACAACCGAATCTCTTGGCCTTGCAAGCCTTGCCAAGCAGGGATTTGCCGGGGTTGCCAGCGCAGATATTGGGGACATTAGTATCAGGACCTCACGCCCAGTGCGAGAGATTCATGGCGGAAGCATACCCCCACAGGCTATCGGTCTACTTGAGGGGTATAGAAACACGACGCTTCGATGATACCTGCCCTTAATTTGAAGGCAACTCTCCGTAGGGAAACAAACACTGGGCATGCTGCCGACGGCAGCCCAACCAAGAATCAGGTTTTCGTTTGGTCCAACATGCCGTGCTTTCTTGATGAAAACAAGGTTGACTTCGAGCAAGGCTCGACCAGTGCTCGGATGGAGACCGAATACACGATAAAGCTACCGTGGCTTGTTGGCGACAGGCTCCCACGTGTTTCCGATGTGATCATCATTGATAACGTCGAGCACAGGGTCCATGAAGTGCGCACGGCGCCGATCTTTTCTCACCATGTGACAGTTACTGCGTACAGGGTGGCACGACGTGGAGTTTAGGGCAGAGATAAACTCCACATCGCTAGATAAGTTTGTAAATAGCGTCAATAGCAGGCGCCACAATACCGAACTCTCACTGATGATGGAGCAGCTTATTGACAACGAAATATTCTTTGCGCTGCGCCAGGACTTTGAGCGAACGCGCCGGAAAGGTGACTTCTCTCCTGGTGGCGGTACGCCGGTGAAGAGCGGTAGGCTCCAGCGAAGTCTTACGACCGATGGGAGGAGTAGCGTCGGCGGGGTCCAGAGGCGGCTGGGAAGGGTTACTATAAAGTTTGGAACCACACTGACCTATGCTCCAAAGGTCGAGCGCAAGTACCGCTTTATGGAATTTACTTTCCAGAAAGTTGGGCTTGCTGCGCTAAATAAAGTGAAGCGCGGACTCCCTTCCAGAATCCGCGCTGCACTTCGTAGGGCTGGCGTCAGCTAACGCAACGCAAGACCTTCAGATCGTCCCAGCCGTACTCGCTGACGGTAAACGTCAGGAGCCCCGGAGCTGAATGGACGCCAGCAGTTTCAGTAAACCACTGTGAGCCGCCGTCGAGTGAAGGAGCCTGGATATGTGTCCGCACACCCTCGGTCAAAACCGAAAGGTGATGATAGTGGCCGGTGACAAGAATCGTCGAATCGCCGATCTTCCTCATCCCATAGGCCTGATCCTTGAGCCACGCCTTGATCTTCGCAGAGGCAGTAGCGCCGCTACGTCGTGCCTGGTGGCCGTGTGCGATGCCAAGAATGTTCCCGTGAATGTTCAGGGTAAGCGTCAGCTCATTGCTTGGCAGAACAAAGCTGACGTGGCCGTACGCCTCTGGGTTGGCGGAGACGATTTCGGCGACTTGCTCAAAAATAGCAACGTCGTCGTTGTCGCCAAACGTTGTATACGCCTGTCCACCACGGCGGTTTTCCCCGTGATTCCCAGGAACCGCAGCAACAATAACCTTCGGGGCAAACTTAGCCCACGAAGTAAGCGCCTTTACAATGAGGCGTCGGACAACCTTTACCTGCTCTCGCCTGTCAAGATCGTTCTGGAACGTTTGCATTGCGTAATGCCCATCGCAGGACTCAACAAGGTCACCAAGTCCGAGCACGACAAGTCGGTCGAGCTTTCGACCAGACTTCGCAAGCTCTTTCCATCGGGCCTCAACCTCGTCAATTCCAGCAAGGAACCTCTTAACGATACCGGCAGAACCGCCGCCTTCGCCTTTACCAATTTGGAGGTCTGAGATACCAACTACAAGCGCAGTGTCTCCAGCAAAAGCTGAGACCTTTCCCGGCTTGTGCTTCTTAATCTCATCGATCAGCTCATTGAGGTCGACGCCGCGCTCGACGCCCTTCCGGATAACCTTTCCCTTCCACTGGCGATTAGGTACGCCTTCTGGGTTGCCCCAGACGTTGAAGAGAATTGGCTCAACTACTTCAAAGTGATCAGGGTCAAGACCCCAAACCTTAAGAACGGCTGACCAATCTGCGGCCTGATCAAGTGGACCGCCCGTAGTCGTGACAGTTCCCTCGTTGCCGTTCCATGTAATCCCTGGCTCCCAGCCCTCTGGGTGCTGGCGGCGCGGTCGCTTCGTTTCTTCCATGTCGCGTTGCACCGATTTGATTTCATCAAGTATGTCGCTCATTATTCGCACCTGCATTCCTTCCGGCGATGGCGTGCGATGGTGTGCGACTTGCAGTCGAACCCCTGCTTGCCAAGCCACTTCGCAATGGCGCCAGACTGGATGTCTGTATCCGTCATGGCGGCATTAAGTGCCTTTGCCTGGTCCCCGCTAACGGACCTCAACACGATGCCCACGCTACAAGCTGGGCCTTTTCGTGGAGAAGATTGCCGAATCTCCTCAAGCATTTCCTGCACTGTCATTGTGCTCTCCTTCTGCTAAAGCCATTTCGGCCTTCGGTATCGTATCAGACATATCGACAGATTGCCACACAAGTTCACGGATAGAACCGCTCGCATTACAAGCAGATGGATAAATGTATTAAAAGATTTGTCGCTGTGCGATACTTGCATTGCGTTCGGCAGGATGTATATAAGGAGAACTCATGCAGTCACATTCTGCCATCGATCTGCTCAGCGTTTACCTCCAGACTGGAGCCGCTGCCATCATCGCGATTGGCGCGGCCACTGCTCTTGATATCGACTTTGGAAGGGCACTTCTTGCTGCGGCAATCGCTGCGCTCCTACCCGTGCTCGCCCACCTTGTCAGCCCTAAGGGGGAATAAATGGCACCTCTTGGGTTTGGACGAAAGAAGAAGATTAAGCCTGTCCCGGTCGTCGTAATCGTTGGCGCCGGGGAAGGCACCGGCGACATTACCGTTGCCGCAAAAATCGCAGCATCAAGCGTTGACCGCATCGTTGCTGTTGGGGTCTCCGATGAGGCACTCGCGCAACTCGAACCGGACTCAGCTCGCCTTGTTCGCATTAGCCAGGGCGATAATGAGCAGAATGAGGACTTCATTGTCCGTTCCGCTGCAACGGTTGTTAAGGCTGCAAAACTGGATGGGTCAGCTGCGCTTGTCGTTCCTGGTTCTGCTCCTTACCATGATCTCACCGCGCTTGTTGCCATGGCCGCCAGGGCCGAGGGCATTGCAATACGGATCATGCCCGGGATTGGGCCGTTTGAGCGCTCTATCACGAAGCTTGTTATACGCCCAAATGACGGCATCATCTTCGTTGGCACGGCAGAAGCCGCCCGAGGGGCGATTAACCTACAGGATAAGCTTCCGATTATTCTCGGTTCTGCCTCTCTAGTCTCAGTTGAGGACCTCGAAAAGATTGGTGCGTGGGCAGCCGGTAAATACGCAGTAGTCGTACCAGTCGCAGGGAAGCCACAGCCGTTCCAGGCGTCGCGCCTTGCAGAGGCGGCAAGCCAACTCACGCCGAGGAGCAGCATTGTGCTGTTCTCAGCAGAGCAGCTCATGCACTCCGAAGGGTCGCACGGGGAAGATGCATCCAATCCGTCATCTGTCGTGATGGATATAGTTGGCCGAATAAACGAGGCATCGTCTTCAGTTGAGGACGCGGTTGGCAAGGTTAATGAGATTACTGACACACTATCTGGGTTTGGAATTGATGCCGGTTCCGTATCGCAGCTGAAGGATGTTGACGATTTCCTCAAGGGCCTGAAGGGCTAAAATGTCTGGGGATCTACTGAATAGAATCAGGGATGCAGAGGCGCAGGTATCGCTCCCGGAAAATCCAGTTCAGCGACCCTCAATAGGTTCGATACTGGCCAAGGCGATATCTATCGCGCTTGCCGTCCAAGGCGTCCAGTCTGCCGTTGGCGTGCTTACCGGGGCAGTTGGCGGAGACGCATTTAGCATCATCACTATGCTGGTCCTTCTTGGGTCGGTTCTTGGGATGGTAGTAAAAAAGAAAATTGCGCAAAAGTATCCGCCTAAAAAGCTTAAGGAAATACCCGGAGTAGACACCGCGGCCCTCTTTGCCCGAGCCATCCAGGCCTCAAAGGTGACGAAGATGGAGAAGCTTCGATCGCTTCTCTCTAAGACTGCCGACGATGCAGTTTTCTGGCCAACATCTGTCGCCGCACTGGTCACGGCAGCCATGGCTTCAATGGCAGCGTTCTCAGCCGTTGTTGCCGCTATCTCTTCCGGATCGATTGGAGCCTCTATCGCCCTGTCCATCATGGCGTTCCTTGGCGCCAAGGCCACCATATCCCTTGCCGCCTCAATCCGGAGGGAGGCTTTTGACCGCAAGATCCGCCAAAAGCGCTCTGCAAGCGCGCTGTTCAAGAACCTTGCAAAGAAGGCGATTTCCGCCATTCTGGGGCGTGGAAACGGTCAAAGTGGGGCTGGACCCCAGGGTGGGGCTTCTGGGGCTTCTGGGGCCGCCGGAGGGGCATCTGCGGGGGCCTCTGCGGCAGCTTCTGGGGCATCTTCCGTAGGTAGCACCATTTCTGGTGTTGTCAGCGCGGTTACCGCCACCGTCGCCTCCGCCTCTGTTGCCCTTGCCGTAGGTACTGCCAGCGTGACCGTGGCAGCCAATCAGGAAGAAACCTTCTCCGCAGCAAGCCAAGGGATAGAGGTCGTAGCCGAGGCGACGACCATTGTTATTGAGTCGACCGTGCAGGTGATCGACGAGGTCAGCTCCGTCATTGTTGAGACCGTAACGCAGGTAATCGACCCAACTCCGGAACCGACGCCATCGGAGGAACCGACAGTTGAACCAACCGAAGAACCATCCCCATCAGTTGACCCAACACCAGGACCAAGTCCAGAACCAAGTCCAGTACCTGAGGAGCCTGAGCCGACCCCAGTACCTTCGCCATCTCCTTCCGTATCTCCTAATCCCACTCCTCTTCCTACTCCTGAGCCAACACAGCCCCCTGTGCCGTCTATAGAGCCAACCCCAACCCCAACGCCAACCCCGGAGCCAACCCCGGAGCCGACCCCAGAACCGACACCAACTCCAACCCCGACTCCAGAGCCTACTCCAACACCAACTCCTGAGCCAACTCCTGAGCCAACACCGACTCCTACACCTGAGCCAACACCGAGCCCAACTGCGCCACCGGAGCCACCAATCGACATTCCTGGACAGTGGACGTCAAGCAGCTCGATGTATGGATATAGCGTCAATACTTCAACTGGTGTGATCCTGTATGGCCCCAACACCATGACGCCACCCTATGGTCCAAACTACGCTGAGGTTTCAATCGTTGCCGAGGGTTCTGGAACGCTTTCGTTCTCGTGGCATTTCTGGACGACAGACAGCGCGTACTGGGACACTCCGTCAATAGTCGTTGATGGGGTTAAGACGATTCTTTTCCAGGGAAGCGAGCAGGACGTATACGGATCATTCAGCACATACGTAAGTATTGGTTCAACGGTATCGTTCAGACTTGACTCACTCGATTCGTGCTGCGGCGCAGGGATAGTGGAGATTTACGATGCGACCTGGGTCCCGGATCAGCCGGATGTTGGCCCACCCCCTGAGGAGCCGTCCCCAGTCGATGCCCCCCCAGCCCAAGATCCCGCTAGCTAGCTTCTTTTCTCGCCCACCCAGAACCCTTATACAGGATCGTCGGGGCGGAGATCACTTGCGCCAGCTTGCCTCCGCATTGCTTGTGTTTGGAGGGAAGCTTTCCGTCGATGGGCGCCGAGATCTCAACCTTCGCGTTGCACTTTGCGCACCTGTAATCGTACGTTGGCATTCGTCTATGCCTTTGGCGGCTTCTTTTCTGACTGCGCCTTCTCACTAAGATCCTTGACCTCCCCCTGAAGCGCAGCAATCCTGCCGTTGGCAATATCCAACTGAACAACAAGCTGCCCGATCTTTGCAAGCAACTGCTCTACCGTGATCTGTCCGTCCATGGTTCCTCCCTACAGTGGTTCAAAACCAACATTAGCGTACCCGTCTGGGTACTTCTTCCTAACTATAGCAGACTTCAGGGAGACATGTGCGTACTTCTCGTACGCGACTACCTTGTCAAGGTTTTCCTCATAATATTTATTAAAGTTTATTTTCCCAAGGTACGCCACGGGGTTCTCGCCAGCAGCGTCTATCCCCTTAAAGCGCTCCCCGAGACCCTCATACATTGAGAAAACCTCTCCGACATTGAATCTAGCGCCGTGCGTTGGCGTGGACCACTCCCCGTACATGTGATAAATCGGGCCAACCAGAAGGGGGTATACAAAACTGAACCCAAGGGACAGCAGCTCAATAGACTGAATAATCTCTTCTTCCCAAAAAACTAGGTTGTCTGGAAGGGTAATGTGCTGTGCCAACTCTTTGCTTCCAAACATAAATGCGGCGCATGTTTTTTGCGCTGGAGCAAACCCGGTTTGGGTTGTCATAATCTTCAGTGTTCTTGAGTACATTCCACATGGGTCAACATGTTGCCAGCTAGGGATTACACCATCAATCCACCATTGTCCCTCAGAAAATGCTGGATAGCCAATATTTTTTTCCGCAAGGTATATCTCATTTGTGCCCCCTCCGGGATGGACATACTCAAGCGGTGTGGCCGTCAGAATGGTTCTCTTGTTTTTTGTAATGCGAGTCGCTTCCTCATACTTTTTTACGAGAATCTTGTCCCAGTCACTCGCAAAATATGTATGGGCATCAACCTGTAGAAAATAGTCTTCGCCATCGTATAGGCTCGCGGCTAGGTTTCTCCCCCTAGCCACGCCCCAATTATCTCTTAGGCGGAAGCGTTGCATCTTAACCATTTTCGATGCTTCCGGGTCCTCAAGAACCACAATGTCCTGTCTGGCCTGATCCCATTCCCCAAGATTGCCAACGAAGGCAATCCCAATTTTTATATCGTTATCTCCGGACCTGTTCTGCAGGCAGGATAGAACGGTAGTTGGAAGTTCTGTGTCCCAACCAAGAACAGATACAGAAACAAAAATCTTTGGCCGCATCAATGGTCACTTAAACTCTTTCTTCGACCAGAACAACTTCCGGTAAGGAAGATGGAATACGCTTGCAAGGGTTGCGTCTATTTTACCCTTGCCCTCCTTAACGCGCTCCATACCCTCTTTCGTGTGTTCAATAACCATTTCCCAATTTTCTCGTTTAAATGGCACAACCTGAACCAGCGGTGTCCCCACCGGTATAATCCCGTTAAAGTTTTTGTCTTTAAGGGCAATCATAAAGTTTAGCTTTGGAAAAAACCTATCTGAATCCATGACTCCTGGGACCACATCAAAGTACTCGTTTTGATCATTGAGTGGCGAGTGAAAAATCACCGAGTACCCAGGTGCCGTCTTGACAATCCATGGGGTGAAGATTTTTAGAAGATGCTGCTCTTGCTTTTTGCTGTACGGGTGCTCCATCGCCTGCCCAAAGGGGTGAAAGCTGGCTCCGCTGTTTGGTGAGTCTGTTATTCTGCGCGGGTACGTAGCCGTTGTAATAACAGACGGCGCTGGGCAAACTTCTTCGTTTAGGTGGGCGCTTTCATTGTCCTTAGATTCGATGTAAATCTCCGCATGGGTCCTGATAGTGTAGCCAAGGGTCATTGAGTCAATAATTGGCTGGCAACGCTTGATACTGGCATTATCCATGCCCGAGTTAATATTGACCTTTCGCTCCACTGAGTCCCCATCCGCCCCCCAGCCACCGTAAGCGTACATGTCCCGCCACCATTGCGGCATAGGCCGACCCGCTGGTCGCGGGTGGACACCATCGGGGATCTCATGCCAATTCCAAAACTTAATAATGTTGCTCATATACCGCAGACTCCATTTTTGAAATTTGCCGACCAGAGATTAGAGAGGGAAATATTGTTTTCCTGGAGGTACTTCTGCTGAAGCGATTTTTGGTAGTAGCCCGTATGCAGCATTGCCATCTCATATCTTACGCCGGAAGTAACTGGCTCTAACGATTGCCGATACTCCCAACTACCGCTTGGGAAGATTATCGCGGAAAGCGGCTCTGGCTGATACTCGAATTCCTGATTGGGAAATACAATCTTACCGTCGGTAAAGTTTCCGCCAAGATAGATGATGCTAGTCGCTATGATATGTTCTAATCCCGTGCCCAAATTGGTATATTCCCCCGGTTCTGATCCGCTTTGAGTGGAAAAAGCTTGCGCTTTCGCCGTAAACAAATAAGATTTCCAGCCAAGCTCCTCCCTGTGCTCCTCAAGAAGTTTATCTGAGTACTTTTTAAGCATCCACTCCGTTGTTATGCTATTGCTTTTTCCGTCATCAATCAGCCGAATAACTTTTTCGGCGTCAGCTGGCTCGACAAAGTTTTGAAGTACTTTAATCCTGTGGCCCATGGCTACCTCCCAGTTGGCATGTTCCCCACACGCGGTCCCCAGATGACTGCGTTTTAACAATGGTTGTTATGAGGTTTTGATACGCACCAAGATTAGCATACCCCCTGGCTAGGGCGTAAAATGGCGGCCATCTGAGGATGCAGTCAGAAAATAGTGCCTGACCTCCGCGGCTCATTGCCATCTTGTTAAGCCAAATACCTGGCGTTGGGGAATGGGCAAGGGCTGAAAGCTCGCCCCGGTAGTCATGCTCGGTTTTTTCCCAATTCCAGTCGATGACCAGCAAATAAGTCTCACCCTCCCGGTCAAGGGCGTTCCTAACGTAGTTTATTTTTGCAACAGAGTAGTTAAATAGACCAGTCCTTGGGTGCGCGTCGTCTTGTCGCTCTGGGTCAATTGATCTTGTCGCCAAAGGGTAATAGTACATATTGTTTTTTTCATCAATGGAAAGCTCCTCTAGGCGTATGGCGCCATCCCTGCTCTTGGTCATTCGCATGCCGGTAAACGGCAAGGCGTCCAGGAATTGATTTGCAATAACGACCATAGTGCCCCCGGGGGATGGCGGGATAAGAGCGTCCACGAGAACATTTTCTTCTTTGATAAGGCCGCGGGAAATAATCTTTTTCCGCAACTCGTCGTTGAATTCTGAGGCGTAGACCTCAATGCCGCTTGAGTTGCTTAGCTTTCCTAAAACCAAAGCTGAAAATGAGCCATCTGCCTCGCCGTCAAACCTAATCTTGTCCACATGCCCCAAAGACGAAATCCATTCGGCAACCGCGGCGGCGAACACTGGTCCGGATGAAGCAGAGTAATCCCTTTTCTCAACCCATTGTGCTTTTCCTGAATATTGGCTAGTGAGCTTTTCCTGCTCCCGAAACCTAATCCTCTGCGGGTGGATTGTGCTCATCCTTCCCCCATCTCCCCACGGGACATTCTGCTTGCGGCAATTGCGCCTTGAGCTTCATGAAGCATAGGCACTTTTTGCATTGACCTGAAAGGCGGATAAAATGCTCGCACCCACGACAAGATTCAAGGCGTTCTTCTAGTGTCTCCTTGCTGACCCTGCCAGCATTTGGATCTAGCATGTCCCAAGGCTTAACGCTCATTAGTGCCATCCGCTCCGTGCATTACCGGGCATCGGGGCTGCTCGGCCTCAACATATGACTTCTTCTTCCAGAAACGATTTCGGTACGCACCACCCCATACGTCTCGAGTCATAGCAACGTATTTTGTTCGGTGAGCTTCGTTATATGGAATTAATGAAGATTCCCAGTTAGTTCTTTTGATTGGAATAATCTGAAAAATAGGCGTACCCTTCGGAATCACACCTTGAAAATCGCTCTTAAGATAAAAAGTTATTTCAGACCTAAGGGGGAAGCTATCGGAATCCACTATGGCCGACATCGTGCGAAATGGCAGATCAAAGCGATTTAATGGGTGGGTGATAAGAACAGACCAGCCTTTTGGCACACCGAATTCAAATGGTTGAATCCACAGGTATGGATTCTTATCAAAGCCTTCTGGCGAAACAAATCCCTCCATCGCACTCGGGTCTCGCGGAGGTCTAACCGGCTCCCATGGGAATTGTCGTGGCCAGTTAATCGTTGCGCCCTCGCCGCGAATATCACGCTGGACCTGCAGGTCACAGTTTAATCCCTGAATAAACCCAGTGGTAAATGCGTCGATGATAGGAACGCAATTTTTAACAGTGTGGTTGTATTCCTGCATTTCTGGATTGAATGGAAGTCGGCCATGGGCCACTGTAGGAATTCCCTTGTACCAGTCTGGAACATACTTTGATGCTGGCCTTGGTGGCTCAAATCCAGTTTCCTGAAGATTTTCATGCTCCGGGCGCCAGGTAATCCTGTGAACATCTTCTCCCCTTAGGCGCTTAATGAGCTTCTCAACTGGATTCACTTCTTTTCCTCAAATAGAAACGCTCTGAGCTCTGCAATATCTGCCCTAATTGCATCGAGCTCTTTAGAGATGTTTTCAGCCAGCTCAGCGAGCGCTGGGTTTGCCTCCTTGCCGCACCCCTCGCATGTTCCCTCAGATCCTCCGTCGCTGGCATATGGTACTGCTGGGTTTACAAACTTAGTCAGGCCAGCAATCTCATTAAAAAGGTCAGTCAGGCCAAGCCGAACCTCGACCTCAGCAAATGACTTTTCCCCCCAGCCAACAATTCTTGCTGTGGGAGAACCGTTTGCGGAGTTGATCAATACCGGAACTGCATTTACCCCAGCGGCGGCGGAAATAGATTGATTTGTATCAGTGGACACAACAACAACGGCAAGGCCCTTATCCTGATACTTCTTCTCAATTGCCTCAATCCATGGGTATGCTTGCTCACAAAATGTGCAACTTGGCGATGAAAAGAAATACAGAACATTACCGCGGCTAGCGTTCTTTTCGAGCAGCTCAGTCCAAGGCGTAGTGGCCTTATCCTGCAAATCACCCTGTAGTACTTCTGGCATAATTTACCCCCCTGATAGGATTTTTTCAATTACAGGGTCACCCCTGCCTGGCTGGAGTATAGCACTAAAGCTGGCGTAGAAACACCCTATCTGAAACGTTGGATTGTGGTTGACATTCACCAGATCGTATATATTAAACCTGAAGATGCCGGGGAAGAGGCGCACGATTTCTTCGGTGCTCGCCTCTGGCTCTACATGCTCCTCGTAGGGATTCATCATGCATGTCTCGGTATCATCATCAGGAACATTGCTCCCCGTCTGCTCGCACAGACCGATAGGCATGGCGATGTATGCAAATCTGGCAGAAGCGGAGATAGCGGCCCAGAGCGCGACGGCGTCGGCTCTTGGCATATGCTCAATCACATCACCAAGGACTACCAGGTCATAGGGGAAGGAGGTGATGGTGCGGGCGTCGGCAATCGTTACGGTGTCGTAAATATCATCCAGCGAAAAGCGTGTCTGATAGTACGGAAAAACCTCTATGGCATCAAGGACGGTGACGGATGGGCACGCGTTGCGAATCGCTACACCGTAACGTCCAGCTCCAGCCCCAACGTCAAGGACGGTGGCGATGCCATGCTCGTTGATCCACTCGGTAAGAGCTTTAATTCCATGACCGCTAGACCAGGGCATTTATCAGGAAATCAAGATGCCGACGCTATCAGATCCAGTACTATAACTTGCGTACCAATAGTCAATCTGGTCTGTTTCCCCTGGGTTCTGGTCGCCAAGCGGAGCCACCCCAATACCGTGACCAACTGAACTCAAATAATCGCTCTGGCCAGAGGCTTGCAGGCCGGAATTGGCAGCCTCCGTCGTCCACGCATCGTCCGTATACACATACGCCGTGTAGTCCGCACCGCTGGTCACAACCTTGATGGAGCCCCACGACTGGGTAGAGCTAGTGCTGTCGTAAAGCGCAGCAGAAGTATAATGATTGCTTCGCGTTCCAGCAGCAATGCGATCAACCTTAAGCTTATATCGGAACTTATAGTTTGGCGTGGTTGTCAAGCACGCGTCGTAACACTCCGCGCCGGAGGTAGGTACGCATGTTGAGCATGCGTTTGTGTTTCCGCCGCTTTTTGTGCATGTGCATGTTCGAGAATATTGTTTTCCGGTAGTGCCGCACGAGGTGCAGGTCTTGTCGGCGCTAGCACAAGTGATGTTTCCGCATGCATATGTTCCAGAGGTTGGCGAGCACGCGCCGGTCGTACACGAACCAGTCGTGTAGTTTCCAGGAGAGCAGTTGTAGACGGTGGGATTTTTGTTTCCGCCTTTTAGATTTCCAGCGACAGTGGCATTGTAGTTTGCAACTTTGCTGTTTCCTGGGCTAATCGCGTTGTAGCTGCTAATGAATGAATTTCCAGGCGTGGTTGAGCTCTTTAGGTTTCCTGGTACTGGTGAGTACGATACGATGTTTCCATTGTCCCTATATTTATTTCCCTTAAACGAGGGAGAGTTATAGCTATAGTTAGTCTTAGGTGCGTTATAGGAATATTTTGCGTTTCCGCCAGTGGGGGCGTTGTAGGAATAGTTTGCGTTTCCGCCAGTTGGCGCATTGTATGAGTACGCATTAGTGTTGAAGTAGCTGACGCATGTTTCGGCATTATTGCCAACCAGCTGGGAGCAGTTTGCATCGCCGCAGACCCACGCAATCTCCGTAACATCTCCCTCAGCGCGGTATGGGTTTCCAAAGATATCACACCCGCAAGCCGCGTGAACATTTGTAGAGCAACCGCAACCAACAGTTTGCGTGTAGTTGGTTGTTTCTCCGGAGTTATATACAACTGGGTTTTTATTACCACCACCGCAAGCCGTACAAGATGTGCAGGAATAATAGCCACCAACGCAAGTTGTCCCATCTTGGTATCGCTCTCCGTGCACATAGGAGATCCAGTAGTTGCTTGCGTCTTCTACCCAGAATGCAGCACCCACTCCATTTCCATGGGTCGTGGATGCCCCGGTTTCAATGCCCACCTCCGCATCTGAGTTTGGGGTAATGACCCAGCAAACGCCAGCGGACTCAACGTTTTTTGCAGCGTTGCTGTTAATTTGCCAATTAGTCGCACCCTGCCACGCAAGGCTGCCCGTGTCCGTTGAGCCCATCGTTCCAAGGGATGTATTTGTCCTGTTAAATGTATCCGCTACAAGGGCCATTAATATGTCGCCTCAATGGTTACCGAAAGGTCGGCTCCAGAAGTTCCTGCGTTTACAATCTCAACCTGAAGAGTATCTCCAACGGCGAGGGAGGTAACGGTGCTAAGGGATGTGGTGACTACGGCGGCCCCTACGGTGGCGCTTGTATTGCCGTTGGTAGAGCCGTTCTTCACAAGGCGATAGGTCACGCCAGAGCCACCGCCAGCGTATGCTCGAGCGTTGACAAGAGTGCAGGCAACTGGGGAAATGAACCTTGGCTGCTTAACCCCAGTAGATAGGGTTCCAGCGATGTGGAAAGAGATTGGCATTTGCAACGCATCAAGCTTTGTCTTGTCTGATGCGCTAAGGTAACCAGGAACAGACTGTGTTGCCGCCACAACACTTAGTGTATTTCCAGATTTGGAGAGTGCGGTTCCCGCAATAATGGACGCTACGCCGGTGAATTGCTGCCACGACATAGAATCAGTTCCTACTTTAATAATTTCGCCTACCCCGGTTCCGATGTTCACTTGGATGTATCCTTGGTTGCCATAATTTGTTCCGTTTAAAATGTATACTGCATCACCGGAATGCACGTAGTCAGCGGGAACGCCTCCGTCAAAATTAGTTGCTCTTGTGATTCGCCACGGAGTTCCTGCGCTTCCAGCGTTGCTTACAACGTAGATTCCATTATGAGCCTGATTAGTCGCTCCGAAATATAGAAGCCGGTCATTTAGCAGCATCTGGTACCCGTCAACCGTTCCGATGGCTCCGTTCGTGTTTGATTCAATGTAGGCACCAACACCAGTCCCGCCGTCACCTCCTGCCGATCCAGCTGTGTAGGTGCCGTTGCTGATATTAGACGCCTGCGCTGCCTTTACGGCTACGTGCCAGTT